CCTGCGGCATTGGCATGCACGGCGGACGCCCTAGTAAAGGCACATGCTCCCTCTGCATCGAGCGTGGAGAGAACACGCCCGAGCACGCCGCGCAGGTCAAAGCCAATCCGCCAAGCCTCCCGCAACAAGCAGCGAGCCTCGGGAAATCCCTCCTCAACTGGACATCCAGCGGCTTCACCCCCACCCCGCCCGACATCCTCGCCGCCCGCGAAGCCACCTGCCGCGCCTGCCCCGAGTGGGACGCCGCCGCGTTGAACGGGACCGGCCGCTGCCGCAAGTGCGGATGCTCGACCTGGGCAAAACTCCGCATGGCAACCGAACGCTGTCCGCTCGGGAAGTGGGAAGCCGTCTCCGAGCCGCTTCAGAAGTAGCTCGGAGAGTCGCCTGATTTGACACCCATGCCGCAAGCAGCGGCATGAAACTCTTCCTCGACCAAAAAAACCGGCGATTCATCAAATCGGCCGCGTCGAATGTCGCGCTCCAGACCCTCGTCTTAAAACGCCGCGACCAAGTCCCCATCGAAATTATTTTCGTCGAGAACGGCGTGGCCGTCTCGCCCGTCACAGGCACGCAGACCACCGTCGCCCTCAAGTCCTCCTTCTCCGACTCTAACTTTCTCGCTCTGGCGGCCCCCGGCCAAACAATCCTCGATCTAAATACATTGCCGGTCGAGGCCGCATTTTCTTCCGATCCTGCCAGCATCGCCGCCTTCCTCGAAATCCGCTGGTCAGCACCGAGCCAGGCATTGCGCACCGCCACGCTCCAAGTCGAAGTTCAAAACTCCGTCATCCTCGGCGACGAGGCCACACCCGCCGCGCTCCCCGACGGCAAAGCCACCCAGGCCGAAGCCACCGCAGGCACCGATAACGCAAAATGGATGACGCCGCTCCGAACGGCGCAAGCCATCGCCGAACTCGCCCCGCCTCCCACTTGGGCAAGCGTGCTGAACAAGCCCACCGAGTTTCCGCCGAGCAGCCACACGCACACCGCCAGCCAGATCACCGATTTCGCCTCTGCCGTCGTCGCCGTCTCCCCGCCCGTTGATTGGTCATCGCTCACCGGCAAGCCAACGACCTTCGCACCTTCCGCCCACACGCACCTCAAGAGCGAGATCACCGGCCTCGATGCCGACCTCGCCGCCCTTGCCACCGAAGACACCGCCCTCGGCCAGAGGATCGACTACCTCGCCGCGAATCTGGACCCTGCCGCGCTTGATTCGATTGCCGAAGCAGCCGCCAGCATCGGATCGCTTCAGACCCAACTCGACGGCAAAGCCACCGCCGCCCAAGGCGCTCTCGCCGACACCGCCCTCCAACCTGAGCCTGTCACCTATCGCGGAGCCTACAACAACGGGCTCGATTACACTTACAACGATGTCGTCACCTACACTGACGGCCTCCTCTACATTCGCGTCAGCAACCCGAACAACCCCGGTTATCCCCCCGGTCACTTTTCCTGGGCGATCTTCCGCCCTGAGATTGGTTCGCCTGCTTATGACCTCTGGGTTTCCGCCGAGTTCGCCAGCAAAGCCGCCACGGTCCACACCCACGCCGCCACCGAGATCACCGGCCTTTCGTCCTACATCGTCGCCTCGGCCCCCGGCCTTCAGATCAACACCACGGTCCGCATCGGCGACGGCGCCACGACCACCTTCCCGATTGACGGCCTTGTCAGCAGCGACCCCGAGCATGTCCTCGTCGCCCTCAACGGCGTCGTCCAGACCCCTGGCACCGACTACCTCGTCTCCGAAGCCGCCGGCACCATCACATTCGACGAGCCGCCCGCCAGCGGAATGCAGATCTCCTGCACCGCCCTCGGCCTGCGCACCGTCCAGCCACCCATCGATCCGACCCTTTACCTCTTCGCATTCGCCACCAGCACGGACGGCCTAACGACCTACAGCGGCCGCCTCCTCAATGCCGACCGCCCTGCCGCGCCAGCACTCCCCGAGACCGCCACAAGCTGGACCGTCAAGCGCAGCACCCTCAACGCCGCCGGCCAAATCCTCGCCACCGCCACCGCCACCGGCTCGTGGGCTAACCGGGAGACCCTTGCATTCGCATGACAAAAATCACCGAAAGCAACCTCACGCAGACGCTCGACCTCTCCGGCTTCGACCTCACGCTCCCCGCCGTTGTCGTCGAATACCCGAGCCGCTCGAGCTTTCCGAGCATCGGGAAACCCGACCGCCTCTACATGGCCCTTGACGAGGGGATGCCCTACCGCTGGAGCACCACCGCGAGCGCCTACGCACTCATGATCCCCGTGATCGACGCGGGCATTTTTTGACAATCACCCACCCACGAACAGCCCAACCAAAACCACCACCACCACCTAATTAGCCATGGCCAATCCAATCATCAAAATCAAACGCGGTTCAGGCGCTCCCGTCAGTCTTCAGACGGGCGAGCTGGCAATCGACACACTGAACAAAAGCCTCTTTGTAGGCACAGCCGAAGGCGTCCTCGCCATCGGCGGCGAGCATGTCTTCGCCAAGAAGACCTATGTTGACAGCGCCGTTTCGAGCGAGCAATCCGCACGCGAAGCAGCCGACACGACGCTCACCACGAACCTCAATGCAGAAATCTCTCGCGCTCAAGGTGCCGAAAGCGACCTCGCCGACGACATCGCCGCCGAGACATCCGCGCGCCAGTCCGCGATCAGCTCAGCCGTTTCCACTTTGGAAGCAGCCGACACCGCTTTGGACGGCAAGATCACCGTCGAGAAAGGCCGAATCGATGCGATTCTCAGCGCCGCCTCGGCCGACAAAGACAGCTTCGCGGAAATCGTCACCCTGATCAATTCGGTCGATCTGACCAACGACAATTCCCTGGCAGCCGCCATCCTCGCGATCAACGACGACATCGCCGCTGAAGAGACCGCACGCATCGCTGGCGATTCCGGCCTTCAGACCTCGATCAACACCGTCTCGAGCGACCTCTCCGCGCTGACCACCCGCGTCACCGCAGCCGAGGCCGACATCGTTTCGGAAGAGTCCGCCCGCATCGCCGCAGTCTCCGCCGAGGCCGCTTCCCGCGCATCGGATGTGTCCGGCCTCGAGTCCGACATCGCCGCAGTCCAGAGCAATCTGGATTCGGAAAGCTCGACTCGTTCGACAGCCGATACCTCGTTGAGCAACCGCATCACCACCCTCGAAAACGCCAGCGCCGACAGCCGCCTGGACGCAGTCGAGGCCGATGTCGCCGACCACGAGACCCGCATCAGCGCTCTCGAGACCACGATCGACGGCGGCAGCTACTAGTAACTAACCCACCCCCGGCGGGGCGCTCAAATAGCGCTCCGCCACGCGGTGGGTCTAACTCCGCGAAATCAAAACCCGCCACATGGCAAACACACAAATAGTTCCCAAACTCTCGACGGTCGCGGGCAAAATCCCAACCGCCGACCAACTCGCCCCCGGCGCGATCTCGGTCAATCACACCGACCGCCGAATCTACGCCAAGCACCCCTCCACCGGCGAAGTCTACAAGCTGGCCGGAACCAAAGACGCCCCCGACCGCGTGTGGGCATTCGATCTCTCCTCCGACGGCACCACCACCTACCTCGGCTTCCTCCTTTACTCGGACTTCCCCACCTCCGGCTCGGTGTATGACTCCGAGTCCTGGGAAATCTCGAGGACAATTTTCAACGCCGCAGGCACCACATCCACCGAAAGCTCCGCCACCGGGCAGTGGAGCAACCGCACCTCACTGACTTTCTCTTAAAACTTAATTCTTAAAACTTAAAACTTTTATCCATGATCGCAACCAGCTCCGGCAAACCCATCCTCGCCACCGACCGACTCCTCGGCCGCTCCACCTCCGGCACCGGTCCAGCCGAAGAAATCTCCCTCGGCACCGGGCTCTCGCTCACCGGCGGCACGCTGAACGCCTCCGCGCAAACCACCATCGGCACCAGCGCCGCCGATGTCCTTTCCATCGCCGCTGGCGAGATCACTGCCGACGACCCCGGAGCCGACCGCCTGCTCTTTTGGGACGATTCCGAAAGCAAACTCACCCACCTCACCCTCGGCACCGCTCTCACCATCTCCGGCACCACCCTCAATGCCGACACCGCGCCTGTCACTAATAACTACACCGCAACCAACTACTGGATACCCGCCGCCGCCTGGATACCCCGCACCACCACCGGATGCGGCGTCGATTCCCGTGAACTCGCCACCAACCGCCAAAACTTCGACGAACTCCTCTTCGACGCAGGCACCGACGAGTTCGCTCAAGCCCTCCACATACTCCCCAATACTTACACCAACGGCACCATCACCGTCCGCTTTTACTGGACAGCCGCCAGCGGCAGTGGGGCCGTCATCTGGGGCATCCAAGGCCGATCTCTCGCCAACGACGACGCCCTCGACACCGCCTTCGGCACCGCCCAGACCGTCACCGACACCCTGCTTGCCGCCAACGACATGCACATCACCAGTGCCACCAGCGCCGTGACGCTTGGAGGAACCCCCGCCGCCAACACCCCCATCCAATTCCAAATCTACCGCGACGCCGACGCAGGCGGCGACACCCTCGCCGTCGATGCCCGACTCCTCGGCGTCGAAATCGTTTTCAACTAATGAGAGCGCGACAAAGACATTTTAATCCTAAACACGCAGGAGCCATAGCGGCCTACGATGCGCGATTTATTAGCGGACTTTCTGATGGAGATGGCGTTGCAACTTGGCCTTCACGCACAGGAACAAACGATGCCACGCAATCAACTGTCGGGAATCAACCAAACTACGAGACGAACGAAATTGGAGGACAGCCAGTTGTTAATTTCACGCCAGCAAATTCAGACCGTCTTGATATAAATATAACAATTCCAAATAGTGTTACAATGGTTGCAGTTCACCGTCGAAACACAACTGCAATTCATACTATAAATTTTGGAACATCTAATAACGCCCCAAATGACGTTTACGCATTTTGGTGGTTTGCAGACAATGTTATATATACAAAGTGGGTTACAGCAAATTCAACTTTTTACACTTTTAGTCCAGCGCAAACAAATACTGGATCAATAATTATTTCTTCAACTAAAAATGGAACAACATCTTCGCAAATTTATTTGAATGGATCAACATTTCGTGCAGCAATCACTCCTACCACAAGCAGTGGTTCTTTTACGCGGCTCGGAGTAACACAGAGAACTACATACAACAACGGCGCAATGGGAAGCGCCTGCCTAATTGACGCATTTGTTTCAGACGGCCTACGCAAACGCCTCGAACACGCCGCCGCCTTTTCCTTCAAAATCGCCTGCAATTAAAAATGAAAACTCACCTCCGCTACTCCGACCAAACCCGCACCGAAACCGACCCCAGCGTCATCGAAACTCTCGTCCGCAAAGGCTGGGAAGTTTACGAGCCAGAGCCTGTGGTCGAAGTCCCACCCACCTTCACCGCCGAAGCCCACCTCACCGCCAGCGGATACACCCCCCTCCGCCTCCTCACCTGCCTCGACCTCGAAGGCAAACTTCGCACCACCGGCACCACCAGCCCAAAACTCGCCGCCGTTCGCCAGTGGCTCGACAACCTCACCCTCGCCGCCGCCGCCAACCCCGACGAAGCCCGCCCCGACTGGCCCGCCGCCCCGCATCCCTTCGATCAAGTCCTCGCCGAAGCCCTCACCGCCCTCAACTCCTAACGAACAACCACCATGGCCAACGAACTCAACATCGCCCTCTCACCCGGGCTCACCGTCAACGCCCAAGCCTACACCGCCGGAGCCGCCAGTGGCTCCGCCATCAGCCTCTCCGAAGTCGGCAGCTCCGGCTTCTACACCGGCAACATGACCGGAGCGAGCGGCACCTACCAACTCGTCTT